AATACTCATCTCGGTTTTACTCTGCCATAGTTTACTGGTCAGACTGACCGGTTTATACTTGGTTGTGCAAGCTATGCACAGGCCTTCTTGCAGATGCGAGTGCCTACCGCAGGTGTCGCATTTCATAAGTGGGGATACTTCCATCTCAAACTCTCCTTCCTTGTGTTAGTTTAGCGAGAATTGTGCTTTCGTCACAACCCCAGCTCTTTGAACAGATCAAAGCCATGTGGCTCGAATTCAACATATTGAGACCCTTTCGAGCCCGCAACGCTATAATTGCGGTCTCCAACGACTCACCTCTCTTCATTCTGCTGGCCACGGCTGACCAACTCACACTGTAGTAAAAGCAGGCTTGGTTTTTCGATCGAAATTTCAGACCGTTAACCGTCAAAGCCTCCACACAGTTCGGTGTGTACTTGTCATTCGCTTTGACGGTCATTTTCGTTTTCCCAGCAATTTCCATCGATCCGCTTCATCACGAGAGCCTTTCCAGTGACCCACCAAGTAGGCTATGTTCAACGGAATGGCCACCAATAAAAATATCAACAATGCATCCATGATTCGTCTCCTTTGTTCGTTCTGATCTCCACCGTGTGACCTGAATTCGTGTACAAGTACAGTCTACCTTCCCAAGACAGTAAGCGGCCATTCAACTCTCTGGCGTACTTAACCATCTCACATAGTTTTGTGTCTCTGTTTAATGTGATCACCATCAGTGCTTAACCCCTATCTTTATGTCGGCGACACTATTCTTGACGACGCGTTCTTCTCGCACCAAGGTCACCAACGCTGTCTTCTGCTTAACGGCTTTGTCGGTCCAACACAGACACCCAGAATAATCTCCTTTGACTTCATTCAGCTCCACCATATCGTCCACCCAGAAAGGTAGCTCATAGAGGCATAACATGAATTCTTCCAGTCCTTTTATGGGAGGCTTAATCGCCTTGGAGTAGTTACAGGTGCTGCAAGTGTACTTCATCAACTCAGCCTCTTGCGTAGATACTCATTGAACTCACCGACCAACATTCCCATTGTGGAACCATCCACAACAGACTTATAAGTCAACCGCTGTACCCAAGTCCCGTAACCTTTCAAATAGACTGTGGATCCGTTGACCTCTTCTTCGAAGAAGTACCAATCGCCTTTTCTTCTCTCGCGATTCACCAACTTCAAGAACTCGGCGATCCTCATTCTTCCAACTCACAGATGATGTCCATCAGCACAGCTCGCAACGCACATTTGCTGACACCACTTGTGCGACTGTGGAGGTTGTAGACATCGCCATCTCGGGCCAAACGGAGTACCTGCTCTGCCTCACCGGTATCTTGATCGGTGAGGTTGAAGTACAAGTCACCGCCTCGGCTTACACTAATATTACAATTTTGCATAAAATTTTCCTTGTTTTTAACCCACAACAATTTCGCCTTTCTCGTTCAGAATCACATAGTTGCATTTGAGCAAACCACACCACTCCAAAGCTTCACTTTTCGCCGCAACTTGTAGCCAGTCGTCGTCCTCACCTGTCGGTACATACTTAACCAACCGGCCTTTGAGGGATCGGCGGATCTCCACTGAGTACCTCACAGCGAAACCTCGAGGTGTGTATGCTGGCCTGATGATGACGATCATCAGGGACTCTCTCTCTGTGTCCAAGCACCGGACATTAAGGCACGCTCTGCATCCTCGCGACACTCGAAGTACTGAGAGGATTCTCTCGATACCGGTCCATCCTTATCTGAACAACCTAAATAATAACCGGCCGCAGATTTCTCGACGCGTAATTCAAGCTTGACACCACCGAACTTATAAGCCAACTTTCCGTAAACATTTTTCATCTTCAACTCCTTCAAATTTTAGTCACACCGTACTCAGCTCTCAACACTTTGACGGTCTTACCTTTCACCTCTTTCAATGAGTCCAAAAACTCACGCTCTCTCAACTTCAAACTCTCGTGCTCTTCCAACAACGGATTCAGTTCCGCCACGACCCAACCATATTCGTATTTGGCACCTTTGTCTAACTTAGGTACATCGTGAATCTCTTCTATTTCACCCACTCCGTAACTCTTACCGGTTGTGACAATCACCAAATCACCTGCAGACAAATCCAAATTCGTCTTGTAGGTGTAACTCCGCGATGACTTGTCGAAAGTGACTAGTACTGTACGGACATCGTCCACCAAGAATGGCACTAGATGTGATAACCTCATATAATAAAATCTCCAAATTGCGTTTAAAAGCCCCGCAAACTCTTTTCAGAATCTACGAGGCAAATTGTCAGTACTTGTTATTATTATCTGACACTCTCAACTATGCTGCTTCTCTAGCCGCTTTGTCAGCCGCTTGTTTCTCACGGTAAGCCGCCAACGCCGCTTGTGCCTTTGGAGACACTTCACGCTTAGGTTTACCTGCGTCATACGCTTTTAGGACATCTTCACGATGTGTCGCCACCCAAGACGACACATCTTCATTACCTTCTGTCATCTCGTTCAACTTAGTAGCGATGGCCTCATCCTTCTCGTCAGATGTTAGACGCTTTTGAGTAGGATATCGGAAAGTTTCGAAGATAGCCTCAGCGTTCTCCGTCACAAATTTAGCCTTTGTATCGTCCTGCTCAACTAGGTAGTCTAAAGCCTTGCGGAGTTTGTTCTTCTCTGTCTTAGACACACGACGGATTGTGCCTACGTCGAAAAGGTCCACAAGTGTGTCTTTGTTCTCCACAAGCCAGTTTGACAAATCTTCATTGCCTTCTGTTAAAGCATCCAACGCTTCCTTAACCTTAGGTAGGCGTAGATGAGTTTGCGCTTCCACGCGAGTCTCGAAGATTTGGCCGTCTGGAGTTGTGAATACTTGTTTTAGATCTTCCATTATAATATTTCCTTATGTATATGCATATCATTTTTTCGATACCTCTTATAGGCTCGATTTTTCATTTTCGAAGCTCCGCTTTCTCGCTTTGCTTCATTAATTCAACAAGGCTTTCAACGCCTTCAATTCGCAACCTCCACTCTCGTTCAAAAATGGCCGTGAGGTCTCCTCACACACCGCCTCCGACACGCGTCGAGTTCGGGTGAGGTGAAGTCACGGGTTTCTGAAGATCGGCTCAAACGCCGCGAGAGGTTGGTTGTTTTACTTCGGGATAGCCTCAATCTACTCAGAACTCTTACTGTCGTTCTTCCAGTAGAAACTTTAAACGGTCATCACGCCAAAGCGTCCCAAGTGTCCGCCACTGTCTTATCTGTGCGTCTCTCAACAAACCTTGGGAGGAACAGTGAGTTATTGCCGTTTCTGTCAGTTATCTTCTCGTTGTAGCGGACGGCGATTATCTCACCGATCCACTCATCCACGCTCTTGGATATTTCCACGCGTTGAGAATCTGTGAAACCGCTGACACTCACTTCCATATCACCGTCGGCAGTCGCACACAACAGAGAGCCGAAAGTCTCCGCGTTCTTACCCGTCCCTTCATTCAAGCCAAGCACCACCAGATCGGCTTCATTCTCTTGCTTGAGTTTGACCTGATGAGGGCTTGTGTGATTTTTCCACAACATTGTGGGTGTTTTGAGGATCGTGCCCTCACCCCCATTCGCGACCACAGTGTCATAATGCTTCATCGCCTCTTCCATGGAATACACCAACTTACTCGCAACCACAGCACAATCTGTCTCATCACCGAGCCTCGCGAACCGTTCGCTGTAATACTCAGACGGTGCGTTGTCCTCGACTGTCGTACTGTAGACCATATCCCACGCAACGAAGAGTATCGTGCGATCGCCATCCAGATCACCGCCCTGCATGATACTGTTGAGAATCCCGTTGCCTGTCTTACGGTCCAACACTTCGTCGCCATCACCGATCAGCAGCTCGCCGTGTATGTGTTGACCTTGTGGCATCTCAATGTCTAAGTATTCTGCCAAGTTGTGGGGATATTGTTTACCGGTTCTTGTGAACACCGAAACGGATTTCTTATCTTTGATCACACTGGCGAAAGAGCCATCCAATTTCTCCTGAGAATACACACCGGCGGACCAATCAAAGTCTTTCAAGGTACCTCGATTGGGGAGACTGGCACGCATGTAAGGAGCTACAGGCACTGTGCCTCGTTTAGCCTTATTGATGCTCTTGGCACTGAATCCCGCTCTCAAATCTTTCTTAAGGATTCTCAAGAACAGCGACTCAGAAGCCTCGCTAAGGGCCGACATTGTGTCGTTGCACACTCCAACAGCTTCATAACCTGACAGGTCTCTGGAACTCAGACGGTCCAACACATTCCAAGTTTGCTCTGAGAACTCACCGGAGGCTCCAGCCCTCAGAGGTTTTAGACGTTGCATGTAGAAGCGTTTGAATGGATTGTAGGCGTACTTAAGCACACGCTCAAAATCTCCATCTTGCATAAACTCTTTGAGCAGCTCGATCTTGACATTCTTACTGTCTTCGCTTCCCACAACTTCGAGTAACTCGTAAATCTCATCACTGTTCATAGTTGCGCATCCTCATCCACAGAAACAGAGACAGGCGCCAAACCCACGTCGAAGATGTTTGAAGATGGGTTTCGTGCATCTGTGTGGAAGTGATCCAACGCTATGGCACGAGCTTCTTCTTCACTGTAGGTATCCACCAGCATGGGCGAGACGTCCACGATGTATCTCCGCTTCGTCCTCGACTTCTGCACTTGAAGCCAAGCAGCATCGACGCTGCTGTAGTTCAAACCATCATTCGCGTCGTAGTCTTCAGCCATTTGTTTGAGGACATCGGCGCATGCTTGGTTGGGCAGACCCAGACGTCCATCATCATCTAGATGCAGAAGGATATCGTCGATATCCCAAACATCCACCAACGTCCTAGATTGCTCATTAAATTCAGCCATGATCACTCTCCGTAATTAAACTGTCCCGCAACTCATCCAAGATGTCTGCTTCTCGTTCCATAAACTCTTCTAACTCATCCTGCTCAGGAAACACTGAGAGACCGAAGATAGTGCCTGTCAACGCCTTCACAGGTTCACTGATCACTCTTAATGTAACCTCTTCATACACACTCTTTTCGCTGTGCCACTGTGTAAGGACACCCAAAGCCTCTTTTTCTGAGAGGGTATATCTGACTTTCAGTGTCATTGGACTACCTGAAGGTGTGTACAATAAATCCTTCTTAACCATAAAATACATTCAAAATTCTCCATTTGCGTTTAAAAGACCGAAGCTTGTAAGTCTTCGGTCTTTCATGTTAACTATTTGACTGGACAAGCTCCACCGGCACACTCATCACCACCTTCAAACTCAGCGGTGTCTATTGTTGTGATCAGTGAGGTCGTCTCAACCAATTCATCGTATTGTGCTTTCGTTATCTCTTCATAAGGTGCTTGCGCGAACCCATGCTCAGAGTGTAATAAGAAAGACACAGTCTTCATAGCATCTTTGTAGTATCGTCTCAAGTACTTCTTAATCGCCGGTATCTCTTCCTTTCGATAATACACTGTACAGCTCACGGAATTGTCACTCCACTCCCTTTGCATTCGCCTAACTTCATTGAGTTGGTCTATAGCCGTCATCTCAGAAGCCAGTTTCGTACCCTCTGGATACTTGAACGGGAAAGTCACAACCACTGTGTGATGCTCGTCGTTACCTTCGAAGTCTTTGACGAACTCGACAGGGTATCCATGATCCTTACAGACTTGAACCAGCTTGTGATCACTGGCGATCCTGATGCGTCGATACATATAACGACTATACGCAGGATGGATGCCCGGAGTTACTCCAGGAAGTAGAGATAGAGTTCCGCTGGGTTTCACAGTCGTCAGCTTGATACTGGTCGGTATTCCGTGAGCTTCAGAATATTTCTCGTCGTAGCTACGTAAGTACTCATATGTCTCGTTCAACCAACTATTCTGCTCCGGCGTTGCTTGCAAGATTCCCGTCATTCCAATACCCATACGCATGTTCTTGTGAACTACAGCCTGCGTGTCTGGTTGGTGTGACTTCAACAACAATGAGTGCTTGTTCACGCGGTACAGCAGAGTCACCACATCCATCAGCTCCTCTTTGGACTCTATGTTGGGTAGGAAGACTTCAGCTAGACAGCAGGTCTCCGCATTCGCCAACGACTGCTCAGCACACGGATTGTAGCCTTCAACTTCTGGATCTTTATACTCGGTCTCGCCTAGTCTGCCACAAGAGCGTGACAAACCTAAATTGATGAGTCCGTAAGGTTCACCTTTACCCTCGTAGCCCTGCCAGAAGTAATCGTGGAGATCATCTATATCGTCACAGACTACACTGTTGTTACTCATTGCACGGTAACTCGGAATGTCGCCGAGATCCCAACGCTTAGCCAACAAGAACTCTATGTCGTCTGGATCACCCAAAGCAATCTGTGCTGATCTTCTTACGTTCCCTGCGACGATGATGTAGCCGATGATGTTCATCATATCCAGAGCATCTATAGGTCTAATCTTCTTACCCGCACGCTTCATCAACAACTCAGAGATTTTCTGTATCCCCCACACAAGCTCGTGAGGACCACTTGCGGTTCCGCCGAAACCTTTAATAGGCTCACCCTTGCCTCGTATCACCTGTGTGGAGAATGTGAAAGAGCCTTTTTCAGCTGATTGACTCATGAAGGCCGCCTTCAATGTCTTACCTAATAATCTGACCCAACCCTCTCGAGAGTCTGGAATAATGAAATCCGCGCCTCCGTCGTCGAAACGAGTGGGTGCGGTGAACCACTTCTTGACTGGAGGGATCTTGTCCACGTACTGTCTTTGGATGTTGTAGCCAACACCGGAGCCCAACGCCAGCATATCCATCGTCCAAATGAACGGCTTGATCGGATGATCCACAGTCGTGAACGCGCAGTTCTGCAGACTCGCCAGACCTAGCTGCTCCACAGTACCTGTACCTAGCTGCCAAAGGAAACGCCCCGCAACTGAGCCTTTCAAACTCAAGAGGTGTTTCGCCAGACGTACCTCTTCTGCCTCTGTGAATCCGCAGTTCAACTGTTCGTCGCACGCGTTCACCACACGAAGTACAGTGTCTTCAAAGTCTTCAGTGGGACAGTCGACACCACCCGCGTCATCCAGCTTACGCGCGTAGGTGCGTTTGTAAGTTAGGTAGCCCACAGAACTCCAAGGGGTGTCCACTTCGGGTAAATCTTCAAATGTCATCATATATGTGTATCTCCATTTCGTAAGTTAGTTAAAATACATCTTCATCATCCACAGCGACAAACGCCACCTTCTCAGTCTCAGTGGGTAGCTTCTTAAACGAGACTTCACCATCCTCACTAAACAGTCTACCGGTGGCTAGCTCATACGTGGCACCGTTCACCGGTCCGGTGAGGCCTGTGTACCGACTTTTCAAAACACTCATGGAGATATGGTTTCGCTCTACCTCGTCTTCAGCTTCCATATTTCGGGAGAATCCGATGACGTCGAAGGATATCTGCTTGATTGACCCAGAACCACGAATATCATCGAGCGTAGGCAGCTTACCTTGTTCGAAAGTCTTACCCAAACCACCTGGAACTTTTCTGAGATGAGACACCAAACCGATCCACACATTGTGCTTCTTGACCAATCGAAGTAGATCATTCATGACGCGATCCTGCGCTTCCAAGCCTCTCAAATTTCCCGCACCCTCAGACACCAGTATGGTGATGTGATCTATGAATAGGTATTTTGCACCGGCCAACGCCATATACTCCAGCTTGTCCATTATAGAGCTGTCATTGATGGAGCCTTGATGATCCAACAACAGAACTCGATCACCTCCAAAAATCTCATCGAAACCCACGCGTAAGTCCTCCAAAGATATTTCTTCATATGAAGGGTTCTTATCCAAAGCCAAGCCAGCTAACTTACGCGCAGTTTCAGCTGGTGCTTCTTCCAGCGAGACCACACCTATCTTCGTGTCCTCCACCTCTCTGAGGACGTGTACCATAATCTCACGAATTATCGAGCTCTTCCCTGTGCCTGTCCCCGATACAAAAAGAGTGATCTCACCCATACGCATACCTTTGGTTTTGGAGTTCACGCCTGAGAGGCAAGCAGGATATGCCACAGACTCTATTTTGTTGTAGTTTTCTAAGGCATCCCACAACTCTTCCTTCTTCAAGACACCGCCAGGTAGATAATCTTGAGCGTTCCAAACAGCACGCATCACTTCTTTGCCACCTTCTTTTAAGAACAGCTCATTCGCGTCATTCAGTGAGATCGAGACCACCCGCGCCTTGTCATGACCCACGATCTTCACGACATCTTTTGTGGCTTTTTCACCAGCCTCATCGTTGTCGAAGAATATGACAACTTCTTCAAAAGTGCGAAGCCACGCGCGTGCTGCTAATACAGGTTTCAAGTTGGAGCTACTCGCCACACCGACGACTGGATAGTGCTTCTTGTAGTTATCGTAACCCGCTTGCGCTACAGTCAAGGTGTCTATCTCGCCTTCACAAATGACGACACGCTTACCGCCTTCAGCAAACAACGCTTGCCCGAACAAACCGCCCAGCTTACCCAGAGCCGTGAAAGTCTTAGGCAGTAACCGCTTCTTGAAGCCTCCCTCATACGGATAGTAATGAGCTTCGATGTGTCCTGTCTCATCGAAAGCCGCTCTAACGCCGTAAAACTTGTTTATCTCGCGGGTGATGCCTCTCTTGCTGAAGGCACTGTGTCTATAGTCACTTATATTTTCGTGAACAACCATCGATTTCTCTCGAACAGTTTCGGTGGGCCCATCGGTCTTAGGGAACCAAGCTCTACAGGAGAAACAGTAGCCTGTACCATCTTCATAAATTTGCAAGGCGTCCGAGCTTGCACATTTAGGACACGGATTGTTCTTCTTCTTTATTACGCCCATCGTCTACTCCTTCGTCTACTTCTTCAGATATTTTTGAGATGACCTCACCAAATAACGCCAACACCGCCCCGAACAGGAGGTAGTCTGCGCTACTCGCGAACCCCATCTTGTACACTTGCCAACCACCGACGGCCAAAACAGCAAAACTTATAAATATTAAAATCCTTCCAAAAATCTTCAAAATACTTCTCCATTAATTATCCCATGTAGCCGTTCACGGTGTCGTTCCGTGATGGCCTCTTTCACATTCCAAGCTATCTTCTCGACACGTGTGTTGTACCATTGTTCAGTTGTGGGAGCTTCGACGAAACACAGTGTCCACGTCTCTGCCCAACTCAGACCAGACTTGGTCTTGTATTGTTCCACACAAATCAACTCGAACTCATCCAGAGGTCTGGCTTCAAACATCTCTTTTAAAAGATTGGAAGATGACATATACTTCTTCCAGTTACTCTCAACGCCTTTCGCTTTACCTCTCTGCCCTCTATACAGCTTCTTACCTAAATAGAATCTATTTAAATAGTTATCTCGAACAAGGTAGATGAACCCCATATATTTGTCTGGGTCCATCTTTTCCGAGAAAGACCAATGGCCATTGTGATTAGCCTTGATCACCTTACCTGTCTTTGGTACTTTTATGTGCTTCATTCCATCAACTCCTGAACTAGTGGCCACTTAGTGGCGTCGAACTTATCATCCAACGACTTGAGCAAATAAATCAGGCGGCCTGTCAGTTGTAGGTGCACCAACCAGTTATCCTCTTCCACTGCTAGATAGTTGGACACCACAGCTTCTTGATACTCTTCGTGTGTCTCGCAACCTTCAACCATCTTTTCAGCGTTCACCGGACCAACCTTCCATAGCCCTTTTATATTGTCTACAGGGTCACCCGACAGCAGCTGAGCATAGTAGAGATGTCTGGCTGCGGCCACATCTATGTGCTCCAGCGTC